GGTAACGCCGTAAGAGAGGGTTACTAACTTGCCAGCTCAGCCATACCAGCCGACCGGCCGCCCTCCGGGGCGGCCACGCAAGGACGGCCAGCCTAAGGTGAACGAGAATCCTGACGGGACACCTAAGGTCCGCCCGGTTGTCTCGGCGCCTAAGAGGCCAGCTCCCCCGGTCATTCCCGATCACCCTGTTAACGCCCCGGCTGGCACGGCCAGGCCCGGCGCGTTCCGCATCTGCCTTGACTGCTGGGCGGACGGCTGGCCTAAGGGCTGGACTACTGCGGCCTGCGAGCATGGCATTTGGGCTCGGCCATGGGTGCCCTAGGTTACGTGCTTTTCCTGCCGTGGGTGATCAAGCTGAAGCTGAGCCAGCTTGCGGCGCTGATACGCCGCAAGCCCGGAAGGGTTAAGTGACCACCCCGTTTTCTGAGGGTTACCTTACTCAGCCTTATGTGACGGTTGCCGAGTTCAGGTCTGCCCCGACGTGGCTTGACACTCAGGATCTTGTTCCTGAGGGCACTCAGCCGCAGCAGGATGGCGAGCTGTTCAACACGCTGCTTAAGGCTTCCCGGTGGGCTGACAACTTCACTAACCAGCGGCTCGGCGCGCATACGGCTTTTCAGCAGGTCCGTGCCCGGGTGGACCGTTACGGGACTATCAAGATCTACCCAACGGATGTCCCGGTTAGGTCGATTACCGGGGTTGCTTACGGGCCTGACTTCCAGAACCTTACGGTCCTTACGGACTTTACCCAGGTGTGGATCGAGAACGCTGAGGGTGTGATCGTCTCGGCGATCCCTTACCGGGGCACTTGGGCGGGCACTCTTGAGTTCGGCATGGTGCCGAACGCTGGGTGTGAGATTTACGTCCAGATCCAGTATGTCGCTGGATGGCTCTCTACGGTCCTCTCGGCCACCGAGGCGGCTGGGGCTAACTCTCTTACCCTGCTCGACGCTACGGGCGCTCAGGCGCCCTCCACGCCCTCTACGGGGCTATCCGTGACCCTTCCTGGGAGCACGCTCCGCATCTGGGACCCGCTTGTTCCCACGGCTAACACCGGGGGAGAGGAAGCGGTGACGGTTTCGGCCGTCAACGGCAACACCGTCACGCTGGCTAGCCCGACTGTGAACACTCACACGGTTGGTTCTGGTCCTGGCGGCCAGGTGTGTGTGTCCGAGTTCCCGGCTGAGATCCACCAGGCCATCATCACCATGGCCGTTGCCCTGTTGCTTCGTGAGGATGTTTCGGGCGAGGAACCCTTCCCTGGCACCCCTTACGGTCCTGCTACCCGCCGCTCTGGAAGCGGCGGGACTGCCGCGGGCCTGCTCGACAACGCTTACGAGCTGCTTGAGCCCTACAGGCGCGTCAGGTGACCACTCCAGCTATACCGGGTGAACCGCTACCAGGTGAGGTAACTCCCGGCAGCCTAACCGGCGTCGGCATGACTGTAACTAGCAGGCCGATTGTCCGTGTTGGCATCGCCGAGTGGTTCGGCGGGACTACTTACGACGCTGAGGCCAGGGCTTACCGGGGCTCGATTCCCTCAACCCTGTTCAATGCGGGCCTCAGCACCGTCAGGGCTTACCGGCCTAAGCGGCTTAATGACAACGATTTCGTGCTGAAGCAGGCCGCTGGCCGCGGTATGGGCGCTTACCTGTACGTCGAGCTGCCCGGCGATCTGGAAGTCCGCAGGGCCATCCCGGCTGGCACGGGCAAGAAGCGGATCACTTACACAACGATCCTGCACGTCTTCCACCTGGCCCATCAGAACTACGCCGAAGACGCCGAAGCGGACGTTGACAACCTGATTGAGGAAATCAAGTCGATGATCCGGGCCAATGTCACGCTCGGGTCGATCCCTGGCGTGTACCAGGCGGGTGAGAACTCGGCTGGTATCAGGTCGAGGGTGTTCCCCTCGACCACCGGCAAAGACGAGATCACCCGTACTTACTCGACAGTCACCTTTGACGTTGAAGTCGAGATCATTTCCTAATGGAGACCCGTTGACGCTTTACCGCTACACCGGCCATCATGTCCAGTTTTACCCGGACGTCCTGGTGCCTGACGGGGTTAACCCTCCTAAGGTTCTCGTCGCCCATCCGGGCGACGAAAGGGAGTTCGAGACCCCGCCCACTGACGGCCGGTGGATCGAGCTTCCCGCGGCCAAGCCAGTAACCCCAGTTAAGCAAGTAGTCACGGCTAAGGAATAACACATGCCTGCACCCTTCGCTGCTACCGTATTCCCCGAGTCTCAGCAGTGGGCCGGTGTCGGCCGTGAGCTGACCAACGGGACCCTCGTCGCGCCTTCCATCACAACCCCGGTTGAGAAGGTAGAGCCTGACGAGAAGGTCACATGGATTGATGACAAGTCCCTGCGCGGCTACATGGCCGAGCAGTACGGGCTTGTCCAGGGTGTTGAGATCGCGGACCTTAACATCTCGGGTCCGGTCTACATGGACACCTTTGGGCATTACCTTTACAACATCCTGGGTGACTACACGGCCACCGGCTCGACGCCGACTAACACGACCACGCTTAGCTCTGGGATTTCGGCCGGGGCTACGACTGCCACGGTTGCCTCTGGTGCTGGCTACACGATCGGCCAGGCGGTGCAGCTCGGCATCACTGGTGACGGTAACCCTGAGATCGTGGTCCTAACCAACGTGGTTACCAACACGCTGACTTTCACCGGCACCCCGGCCAGGTTCGCTCACGCTTCGGGTAAGTCTGTTTCGACAGTGGTTGCCCCGTTCACCCACGTCTTCAGCCTGCTTAACGCGAACAACGGCCAGCCGCCGACGCACACGATCACTCACCGGCAGGGCATCTCGGGTTCGTTTGGCCAGAACCAGTATGGCTACTGGTGCGCCAGTGAAGCGGCTTTCACCCTGAATGCGCAGCAGGCATTCATGCACGACACTAAGGGCACGTCGCTGCTCAAGCAGGTCGTGACTGGTTCAGCTCTGACTAACACTCCCTCGACGGCGGCCCTTCAGGCTTCCTGGGAAGCTAAGGTCGGCATCGGCGGTCCCGCCTCAGGCGGGACGCTGATCAGCTCGGTGATTGAGCCTAAGATCACGATTGCCCGGCAGCTCAAGCCTTACTGGACCCTTACCGGGTTCCAGTCGCCTTTCGCCATCGGCCGTAACAACCTGGCCATCACGGGCGGCTTTACCCACCTGGCTATTGACGAGTCGCCGATGCTGAACATGCTTAACAACGTTCAGCCTCAGCTCCAGCTCGTGATCAGCAACGGGCTTAGCGGCGCTAACCTGCTTAGCTGCCAGTTCGACCTTCAGGTTGGCGCCTATGACACGGCGAAGCTCCAGGCCAATGACGAGCTGGAGTACAACATCAGCTTCAAGGCGGTTGCCAACTCGACCAACATTGGCCAGTCGGGCGGCCTCTCACCAGGCAAGGTGACTCTGATCAACGCAGTACCCACGTACTGATAATCGTCACATGTTAACGTAAGGGGATCTCACATGCGTGTTGACCTTGGCGACGGCCAGTGGGCCGAGCTTAAGGAACTGGCCGAGCTGAACCGCGGCGACAAGAAGGCCACACTACGGGCATCCACGATCGAGCTGGACCCGGTAGCAGGCAAGGGCTATGTCTCGGGTGCCAACGACGAGGACCAGGCCGACGCCCTGCTGTGCAGGATCGTCACCAACTGGTCTTTCCCGCAGCCGCTTCCGTCTAAGAGCCCTAAGAGCCTTGACGTTCTCTCGATCGCACAGGGCGACAAGCTGCAAGAGGCAGTGAAGCCCTACCTGGAACTGATCAACGGCAAGGTCGATCCGGGCAAGCGTGACACGGACCCTACCGAAAGCTAAGCCTCATTAAGAAGTGGCTTAGCGGCGGGCAGCTAATGCCTGACGAGAGATCTGAGGTTCCGTGGGATGGGCTTGTCTATGCGTCTTATGCACGCCGTTTCGGCTGGACTCCACAGACTGTGGATCAGTTGCCATTGGTGGTGGAGCCCTGGCTTCTCCCGATCGCGGACG